TTAATAGTGAACCCAGAAGCCGATGTTACTTTACCATTATACAGCAAAAGAGTTAACCCATCATAATATTCGGTTGCCGTTAGTTCGGGAATTGTTACCGTAAAGTTTGTTGAGGTAGATGTGCTGTCTACTTGAGCGTAAAAAATTCCTTGCGTTTTTTCGGGAATATTCGCTCCCCATTGTGGGGCGCCATTCGACGATTTTAATATCTACCCATCTGTACCAGCGGCAAGGGTAGTCAACGCACCGCCCGTGCCACCATAAATAAGATCCCCAGCAGAAGTTGTTGGGAACCCAGTAACTTTATCTATACTAGTTTGGGGGTATAAAATGTCCCCGGACGAGGTTTTTAATTGACCTTTAAAAGTGCTCACAGGTATCTACCCCCTCCTTTCTCAATAATTATAAAAATAAAACGCGCCAAAATTAAGCGTCTTTTTCAAAATACCAACCACCTGTAACAACGATGGGTGTGGCACCATTATTAATTACTTCCAAAACTTGTCCACCAGCAGTCACGAGCCCTTTGGTGTTAACGGTTACAGCACTATAAGTGCCCGCGGAAACGCCAGTGTTTGCGAGAGTAACTGTGATCGCCGTTGCGCCGCTGCCAGTGGCGTCACCACTCAGGGTAATAGTCTGGTTGCCAGTTAAAACCTCGGCGTTGTTACTGTACAATTTACCGCTCTGCATGTAGACGCTGGCATTGGTGTTTTCTGTCGCCACAGAGGTCGTCGAACTAGAACCAATAAGATAACGCTTCGCGGTAGATGTTGTAATCGCGCTTTCCGGCGCATAAAATGAAGCCGTACTGTTGCTTTTACTAGTGCCATTAAGAGTTACCGAGGTCCAAGTAGGATCTTGCCAAAACGGTTCGTTGGCTGCGTTCGAGCCAAGAATTTGCCCCGGATTTCCTCCAGCTAATCGGGTGGGGGTTCCAGAGGCGCCTCCAACAATCATGTCCCCCGCTGTCGTCATTGGGTTGGAAAAATACCCCGAGGGCATGTCTGCTGTTGTTAAAGCACGAAACGTGGGTACACCATTGGCGTTTGAAGGCGCGGCTAAAACATAATTTTGCGTCTTACTTGCATAAGGATTCTTAGTATCACCGTAATTATCGGCTAAGCTGATTGTACGGTTAGCCGCAAGAGAACCGCCGCCAGTTAAACCAGTGCCGGCACTAATTGTGGTGGTCTTAAGAGCAAAAGAAGACTCATCTCCCAGTTCTTCCCAAGTCGCTGCCTGTCCCACACCCTCCTCGGTGCAAAGATATTCTTTATCCTCGATAATAATAACGTCCCCACGATGTGCCGCCACTGCTTCTGCAGTGCCCGTGGTTGTCACGCGCACATAATAAGGAGGATCGCTGGGAAAATATATATATTGGCCAGCAGAAGGCTGCGTCGTAGTGCCTACACCAATAAATTTTAATGCACTTGTTAAACCAAGATCAGCTGCTGTAATATTAATAGTTGTAGGACCTGTTTGATTTGCAGTAAACGTACCTTTTGTTGTTCCTTCGGTTTGAATTGTAAGGGTACCATCCCCTATAGTAGGTGTTCCCGAAAGATCGGAATATGCGCCAGTCTTTGCGACTTTAGCCAAGGTAATGTCCGAACCACTCGAGTTCGCGATTGCGCCGCCACTTTGAGTCACCCCGGCCTTGAGCGTTACAATATTAGAGCTCACCGAAGCAATCGTAGCCGAACCGTCGGTAAAGGCGGGTTCTGCCCCAATATTAGCTGGGGTTAAATTGACTTGTCCAGTACGGTAAGTAGATTCTGCATTACCCTTAACGCCAGTTACACCGACACCAGAACTGACAATTTCATCAATAGCCGCTTGAACATTGGTCGCAGCTAAGCCACTGGTTGTATTACTATAAGATACTATGTCGGCATCGGTTGCAGGATGTAGAATATCAAATGAATTGGTACCAGTTTTCTATTTTAATTTTCCTTTAAAGGTTGCCATTTTCTTCATCCTCCATTATTTATATTAATTATCTCTTAAAAAAATAAAGTCATCTACTCTAACGGCATCTAAATCTTGAGTCGATTGTACCACCATACGAGTATAGGGTAGCTGACTAACAGGAGTTCTGTATCCCGTACCGCCCGCACCTTGAATATATATATCATAATTATCCATCTACGGATATGTTAAAGTGCCAAGATTCAGGTTTGTGCACCCCGAAATATCCAGAGAAAGCTCTCCAACAGAGTTAGCCACTGTAGAAGATAATCCATTTCCCGTAGTCAAAGACGCAATGTTATTCAAAACGATTGAAGAACCGTCGAGAAGCACTTCGTCCACAGTTCCAGCACCGGAGTCGACACGGGTAGATTTTAAAGTTGCAATATTATTGGTTGTATCAACAGCATATACCCAGCGATTCGGATATTGGTCTTGAACAACAAAAATGCTGTCTCCAACCTTCAAAGACCCGGGAGCTATACTGGTCCCGTTTGTGTCGGTGAAATTTGCAGTCAACACAAGCTCAGAACTATCGGTTGCAAATACATCACTTACTGTAGCGTCAACAACATAAGCGCCCTATTCTTGAGCTGCTACTTCTGATAAAGCCACATACACGGCCCTTGCAGAGGGATACTGCTAATCTGTGGAGTCGCCCGAAATGGCCGTCGTTTTATTTGTGGTTAATTCCATATTCTGCATTTGAGGGGCGAGTCTTTCTTCCCCTAAGGTTAAAGTGGCCCCCGTACTAGCAGAGCTTCCCGTAGGAATAATTTTATCACAAATAAACGAATTGCTTAACTAATTGTTAATTTTATATACATAACAAAAATCGCCCGTTTGGAATACATAGGGCGTCATGTTGGGAATTGCCGATAAAACCGAATTTTGATCGGGTACAATAATTAAGTCATAATGCGTATCATCAACGCGTGCTTTTACTTGACAAAGTATCGTTTGATCCTTTTTCGCAAATTCTTGTTGGTAGATGTCGCGAATCACATCTACAAATTCATTAACGGCTCCCACGACACCACCTCCTATAAAAATTTAAAGATGAAAAACCCCTCACAGTTTCCTGTGAGGGGTGATTAATTACGCGTCTTCGTCTTTGTTTTCTTCTTCTTTAGACTCAGGACCGTTTATAGCCTCATCCACAACGAGATATGCGCGCTGACGGGGTTTTCTGCCCTTGCGACTACCTTTGTTGCCCTCGGCCGATTCCTTTTCACCTTCACCAGAAATTTTTTCAGTTTTAACGACCTTGATTTCGGCCTCTTCCAAAATTTTCTGTTGCGCCGCTGCGTTTTTCTTTGCTTTGATTGCAGCGTTCTTTTCCAATAATTCCTTAAGCGTCATTTCACAATCTCCTTAATTAATGCTTTGCCTCATAAATCATAGATTCGATCTTATGAGCAATCCAAACTTCGAGATCCCCAAAGTTTTCTTCAATGAACTCTCTCATGCTTGCGGTCAGTTGTACTTCTATAATTTCAATGGCTTTTTCTTTAACCATTCTCTGGGCTTCTTCATCGAACTTGCCCTGTTTCTTGAGACCCTCAACGAATTCCTGATATACCGCTTGAACTGCGTCTTTCACAATATATGTAATCTTTTCAAGAAGCGCGGCAAATTTCTTATCTTTAATCTTCAGTTTCAGCCAAGAAACAATAGCTTCCGCCGCCCAAGATGCCAGTGCAGCAATAATCACACCAACAGCCGCAAGTATGGCATTAAGTAATTCTTCTGTCATGTCATATACCTCCTAAAATAAAACTCGAATTTTATGCGCACACACAGGCGCACTTGTAGACATTTTTATATAAAAATACCTACAACAGCGCCCGTTGGGGCCCCTGTTGGGGCCCCGGGGGCCGCGCATAATATTTATGCCTTATCTGTTTTTTGTTTTTTAAAGGCGGGACATTTTTCGCACCCGTCTATAACAAAACGTTGTTGTAAAGTACAATATCTCTGATAGGGACAACGCTTTTTAAGCAAGGTGCATTTAAACCAATCTTTCCCGTCCCCTTTCAGATTTTTGCACATTTAATTCATTAAACGATGTAATCGTTTAAATTACGCACCGATTTCGACTTCTTCAGAAACAGCTGCGGTGCCCTTCAGACGGAAAATATAGTTCGTGCTAGAAACAAACACATACTCCGCAGTAAGATCGGTCCAGTTTTCACCGTCGTCGGTAGTGTATTCAATACCATCGGCAGCGGTGAGGGCTTTGAGGTGACCGTCTTTCAGCTCAGCATAGATCGAAGGATGATCGCCAGCTTCAGCAGACTCGGCATCAACAATCAGAGACGCCACGTCTTCTTTCCAGCTACGATTATCTATAACTTCAATAATGCGGAGGAGCTTACCGCCGTTGACTTCGCAGTCAGCCGATTCAGAAGCAAGCGCAACACCAGAGAGCGACATCGTCTGGTTGGAGCTCATGTTCATGGTAAATTCCTGAGAACCATTGAGCAGGAATCTGGGAACTTCAAAAGTAATGTGACCAGCGGCTTTGCCCTTAGAAGCGGCGCAAGCATCACCGGCATAAATGGGGGCGGTGATGATAAGGAAGAGTTCTTCCGGAATTATCGTCGAGGTAATTTCGGCGGCCTTGGCATTAGAAACAGGACCAAGGTAGCGAATGCAGTATGCACCCGAAGCGCCGGTAAGAGAAAGCTGTTTGGAAGTGGCATCATAATCGATTTTCTGCCATTCATCCATACCCTTCTTAGTACCCCAAACAAGATAGTCCTCTCCGCAAGGAAGCGGCATCTTATTGATGGTCTTGTTATAAGAAGCGACACCATCAGTAAATTCAACTTCATCACTTACATAATCTTCATCGCCGGTGGTGAAGCGAGCGCCGAGCTGAGCCTCCAGATATTCAGGCTTCCAAAGAACGTCGGTAAGGGTTATATCGACATTAGAATCGTGGTAGAAGCTGAACTGAACAGGAGCACCTTCGCCAGCGCGAATATCATCTTTGGTCGTAGTAATATTCAGACCGGAGTCAGTAAGGGTCTTGGAAACAAAAGCCACGGTTCTTTCGCCAGTGGCGGCGTCATAACGGAAGGCTTCTGCTTTACCAACAGAACCTAAAAAGTACTTTGCCATAGTTTTAATCTCCTTTTCAAAATTTTATTTTTTATTACAAAACAGAAACTTGCTGCTGAAGCTCGTCCATACTCTTATATGCATCCCCATACATATCTTTATTGGGCTTGTAAATCCAATGCTCAATACTCTTTCCTTTTGGTAAAGACACAAATCCGGACGACACAGCCTGCTTCATAATTTTATAATTAATTAAATCATCTACCGTGGCAAGCGCCATGGTAAACTTACGAATGGGCATATTGTAGCACTCTTCAAAAGTATAGTGAGTGGCAATCGAAAGACACACGACCTTCTTTTCAATCGAAGCATGCACATCGTTTCGTTGTTGTTCAAGCCTGATTTTTTCATCGTGGTCTTTCTTTAATTCTGGGTCGACCCAAGAATCATCCACATAATCATAAAAATTTTGATAGGGAACAATTTGCCGCAATTTATTAAAATCGCTACGATTTATAATATGCCCGTCAACACTCAAACATTTTCGTTTGGGATTATCGGGGTCTTGAATAACTTTTATCATTTCCATAAAGTCTTCACCGCCGCATCCCTCTTCGGGACAAATTAGTCTGGGAACCTCTTCTTCGCCCCCCTCTTCGGGAGTTGGATCTAGGGTCGCTTCCGCCTAGCCTGTCACCGCCTCAAAATGTTTCTGCGCATATTTCTATACACTAAGCATGAAATCAAGAAAAACTTTGTCGTCATATTTCATAATATGACCACATTTATTACATTTTAATCCATTCTCTATATGAAACACCATTTCCAACAAACGCTGTAAACGATACGACCACTCTTTTCCCTCTTGCCCCGGCAATTGTGTCTGAGCAATTAAATAGTCTAAATGCGAAAGGGCAATCCCCTTAGGCGTTTCGTTCTTATTTAACGTAAAACAAGGGAGACAATTGGAAAAAGGTTCAAAATACCGCACCTAAATCGGATAAATGGTTAATCCACAAAAAGGAATGGGTTTATCTTCTCGAAAATATTCATGCTCATAAGATTTTAATAATTTCACAATGTCTGCAGGAAGCTAGCCATATTTGGGATCCGCTTCTGCGGGATCAATTTCTGGCTGTATTATTTTTTCTTCTTCAGGCATTAAAATCCCCCCTCGGGGTCATCTGAAATGCCCGACATCGTGACATTAAAACCAATTCTATGACCAAAAAACGAGCGATTATTAAATAACGAAAGAGTTGCTTTGCTTTTTATCGCATCGCCTTCATTGGGTTTACTTGCAATAAATCCCAAATATCCCACCCCATCTATATATAAACCATTTAACTCAGCTAATAAACACTTCAGCAACACAGTCGCCCTGCTTTTAAATCTCACGGCGGGATTTTCTTCATTTTTATAATAATAATCATTCGCGTTGATTAATTCTTTAGCAGGGTTTGCTTGTTCTGGGTCACCCGCATCGCAATTAGTGGCGGGGCCGTTGCTTAAAAAATTTATTTTTGCATGAATAACGGTTTCTACAGCAACACTCACAATTGAGCGCATATGATCAATAGGATATATGTCATCTACATAAATGTAAATAGACGAACACTCTTTCGTCCATGCATCATCAACAAAGGGGGAAAAGAATACCCTGGCGTCTGCCGTCTAACCACCGATTCGATTATTGGCATAACCATCTATTAAAGCCCACTTTTCTTTGGAAGTTAATGGGGCTTTTGAAAGCGCGTCTTGGGTATCATACTTTAACAAGCGCCAAAACGTTTCCGCATATGCGGTTTTAGAAGTTAACAGGTGCTGTATAATTTTTCCCTCAATGCCGTCAATATTTATAAAGCGATTAAAGTCGTTATAACCGCCATACTCATAAAAATCTGCCATCTCTTTGACCTCTTACCTCCGGGCAACTCAACTTAAATCTAAGTCAAACTCAGCAGATATCTCTTCTTGCGTGGGAGAATCTTCTGCTTTAACATACCACTTAAGGTGCATGGGGCCTCTTAAATAAATACGTTTTCTGCGAAGCTTAAACACGCCGCCCTCTATTACAAGCTCGTAATAATTTTCGGGGCACGCCTCTAAAAGATTTTCTAAAGAAATATCTAATTTGATATCGACACCCTAAACGACGTCCTCTCCGTGCTTAAGTACGGGTATAAAACTCTCAAACTCTTCACTTAAGGTATAAGTAATAAAGTCTGGGGAGGAGAACTAAATGGAATACGCATCCTTTCCTCCTGCATCGCCAGGAACGTCAGTCACAATAACCGGCGTATCCGCTTGGGCGGCAATGCGGTGTTCAAAATCATCCAAAGGAGAAATTTCTGTAATTTCCATATATATTCGCATCAACCCGATATCTGTCGGATGAAAAGTTGAATTACTATAAAATTTATTGATTGCTTTTATACGATACACTCTATCGTAACCAATGATAAAGCGCTGATTGAGAAAATAATCTCTAGTATAATCATTATGCTACGCAATGATTATCAATTCAGACTGCGGAGAAACCGCCGTCTCGTTGTAAAACAGATTTACTGATGATAACTCGCGCCCTTGTATAACAGGTTCATAATGATAGTGCGAAATCCCCTGCGAATCTACCCAGAGACTCCCGAGGGTCCCGTTGCAGCGCTCAATGATCATACTAGAGGTCATTTGGACGCTGTTTGTATTCGTAGCCAGCCAAACATTTTTCTTGGCATCGGGGATGGCATCTAAATCAAGTTCATCGAGGGGGAACTCTTCATATCTAAAACGGCTCCCGATCACAAAACGTTTATCGAGAATGTCTCTAAAAACGATGTTCCTGCAGTCGTTTGAAATTGCTGTTCCCTTCTCAGATTTGACAGACTGTATAACAACTTCAATGGGAGAATAAGTTTGTTCGCCCCACTGGTTTTCATATTCAATATCCACGCGGTTAGGTCGATATTCCCAGTCGGCGTCCACCTTATCCTATAACTCTTTTATAAAATAATTATCTGCGCTATAGTTTTTGGGGGTTTGAGAAAGAATATCATACTTGTTCGCCGCATGGGTGATATCAATAACTTTTCGCGCCATACGTCGTGCCCCCTTATTTACGATCTCCGATTAAATGATCGAGAATTCCTTTTGACTCCATGATTTGACGTTTTACTTGCGCATGCGTCAAATTTTTATAATTTGCTCCATCATATAGGCCGTGTATTTTTACAACAACCCTGGTAAGTTTATTATCGCATAACACATTAGCTGAAGCTAAATCAAACATAAAACCATAGAACCACAAATCTATATTCCCTTCGCCCCGAGACTCTGCTTCTATCATATATAAAAGTTTAATCAACTGGCTGCGCAGTCCAATATAGCATTCGCGCTCTTCCCCCGGAGAAAATCTAATTTCTGCTTTTTGCACATTTATCTGTTCATTATTTTCCAAAATTAGAGCCTCCTCTGGGAGTCGACATAATCCTCCAATTTAATTCTGAGACCAAAGTATCCATGTCTCTGTTCATTTGATTTCGCCACTCTACTTTTGCTCTCGCCGAATTTGCGGGTGAATACATCTAAAAATCTGTATCAGTTAAAATATTCCTAACCTCTAAAACGCGCCCAACTTCTTTATCGCCCCAGGCGGAACATAAAGCATAAGCAAGTATGTTTATTACTTTATCCATGATCGCGTCCATTGGAAAATCGGAACGAAGACAATCAGAAAAGTCAGCTGTAAAAGCGCCCGCATAGAACCACGAGACAGCCCAAGTTTCATCGGAGTTGATTGCTCGAGGAAAAGTTACTGAGTTGGTCTCGGGATCATACGATCCAAAAACCTTCTCTTTACCAATTACGTAAGTAAATCCAACACCAACTCCACCATTGGCAACCTGTTGTTCTAGAACATAAGTATCGTTTCCATCGCCTGAATCACTTTCCATCTTTCCTTCCGGCTACGCACATACCAATAACTTGTCGGTAATAGCCACCGGGGAAGTGAATTTATTTTTTCCAATTATGAGAAAATCAAGCATGTCACTTTGAAAACCCGCTTGATCATTGTAATATTTCTTACTTAAGTCGGGGTCATCAAATAGATTGAAAGCCCTTTCAAAAATATCGTAAAACTATATCAATTCGACCCCTCCTTCGCTAAAGTATTACATTTCGGTCGGTTGAATTTTATAACGGCCACTCAGCTCGTCTTGCTCTCTTTTGAAGCCGCCTTTGGTTAATCTGTCTAAAAGATCAACTTTTTCGCGATCTAAGAAAGCCGGATCGCCCTCTACAAACTTACGTTTATAGTAGCATACAACACTTTCTTTGAGGTTTTGAAGCTTCAGACCGCTCCAAAGATGTTCCAAGTCACGGGCCGACATCTTACCGATTGCATACAAAGTAGCGACATCGAGACCGAGTTCTTTATCGGTAAAAACACCTTTTGCGGAAGCAACATCCGCATTTTTATAAGAAACAGCAAAAACACCGCGATCAAACCAAGAACGATATTTACCAACCAGCTCATCAAATTGCGAACGAGTCATAACGAACTCTTCCCCATATCTGGTGCAGTTAATTTCCATGTTGCTAATTTTGGCATACCCAAGACTGTCAGAACAGTATACCAGCGTTACATCTGTAGACGGAGTGGCGGGCGCTGCAACAACGGTTGTTTTTGCGGGTTCCGCAGCAGCTGCGGTCGCTTTTTCGAGCAGGGCTTGAAGCTC